AATTGTTACTAAGGTATTAGCTTCTCTTGAATCTGCCAATGCAAGACTAAAAGAATTAAAGAAGGCAGGTCATACGATTGATGAAGTGTATGTCTTAGGACTTGGGGATATTTGTGAAAACTGCGACCTAGCAGGTTGGTACTCATCACAAATTTGGAATGTTGACCTGCACCTGCGAGACCAAATAACAGTTGCAAGAAGATTGCTTTGGAAGATTGTTAAAAACTTTGCAGACCAAAACTACAAGGTAGTTCTCTCAGGTGTTACTTCTAATCACGGTCAGAACAGAAGTGGTAAGCAGAGCTTGGCGACAGAAGAACTAGACAACCTTGACTTGCAGATACTAGAACAGGTTGGAGACTTAGTATATGAATCTAAATATAAAAATATAAAAGTCATTGTTCCTGAATCTCCACATCTCTTATTAGAAGTAAAAGGTTACCTTATGGGTTTCACTCACGGACATCTTACGGCAGGTGGTGGAACTCCTGCAAAGAAGATAGAGAATTGGTGGAAGGGTCAGATGTTTGGATTAAATGAAGCAGGAGACAATCCTGTTGGCTTGGCAAGAATGATTGTACACGGACACTATCATCACTTTACTGCCGTGCAACAAGGTGGCAGAACAATAATGGGAGTTCCTGCTATGAGTCCTTCAACTGATTTCCAAACTAGAACAGGTTACTCAACATCAATGGGTGTAGTAACAATGACAGTTACTAAAGACGGTTGGGATAATCTAAAAATCTTGTAGTTGCCCTATACCATAATCTGAGATTATGTGTAATGTTTTTTAAAAAAGTTTAAAATTAAAATTGCAAATGTAATCTAAGATTGTATTGTTATGTATATAAGTTACTTCTACTCAGGTAACACAAAACAAGCGAGTAAGTGGAGAGCCACCACAATAAAAAACGAAGGGCAAGAATACTGACTCAAAAGCAGAGAGCTTTGTTGAACATATTTTATTATGGTCTGAAACGGAAGTAATTGGTATAGCACTATATCACTTGTTAAGAAGTAAAGAATGAAACCAAAGTAACACACGCTTATTACTACCTGTACGAATTGAGAATGCAATACAGATGTAATTAAAAACTTAACTAGCGAAAAAATAGTAGTATGTTCTACAAAGTTCTTTGTAACAGAGAGCTTACTGATATGAGTAGTTGTTTGGTTTTTCTAAATACAATACGCTGATGTGGTTAATTCCGAAGGTTATGTTCAATTTTTAGATTATATGACATATATTGAATGGTTAAAATCTTAAGACAATATGAACTACTTTGAAAAACTTATGGCGAGTATGTAAGACTCACGGAAGTTCCGTTGTAATAGAGCATAAGTAAGAAATATTCCCACTCTTTAGTAGGATTCGAGGAAGATGTTGGGTAAGGAAACTTAAATTTCTATTTGAAGTAGCAAACAGATACGCTCATATCCGTAAGTTCTTTGTAACTGAGTTCTTATGGATATGAGTAGTTGTTTGGTATAGTCGTTTTCAACGGTTGCACTATTGGACGGCACTATAAAACATATATTGATTCGAAGCAATATGAACTACTTAAAACTTATAAACCATTTAGTAACCAATCCTGAAATACGGCATGTCGAAAAATGTTAGATAAGTAATTTATGTAAGCAAACATAAACGCTCATATCCGTAAGGACTTAGTTGATTTGAGAGATTAAAGATACAAGTAGCAAAGAAAACTACAATAGTGGGTAGCTTTGTCTCAGGTGGTCGTAGCGTAATGCACGAGCCATATACTGAAAGGTATATAAGCCTGAGTTAATATAAGTCAGTAAGGGCTTTAAGGTCGTGAGGGTTTATCGGCAGATTGTAAAATTCATTCTTACTAAATGAAATACCTGTAACCAATATTAATTGCTTGTATCTTTAATCTCTTAATTTAAGATTTGCATAAAACAAATCAGAGATTAATATAAGTAGATATCAAAAAGGAGTTGATATGGAAGAAGGAATAACACTTACAGGATTTGTTCAAGGACGAGTAGATATTGTCGTTGAGCAAACTTATAGTAAGGAATACAAAGCAACAGGTTGGATAAACCTGCAACCTGTATTCTCTTATCAAAGACCTGCTGAGATATTAAAGAAGGTAGCTGATTTAAACAGGGACAAGTTCCCACAGTTTAAGTTTCAATTAAGTATGAGAGCCGTGCCTGTGTTTAATGAAGATGACGAGCTTCTTACAATACACGACTTTGATACTGAGTTTGAAGAAATAGAAGGAGAAGAAGAATGAATGAATATGACTTTGTTTTGTTAATGACTTATATGTTTGGTGGCTTTGCAGTTATCTGTATTGCCCTAATGATTATTGAGACATTAGCTTTAAAACTATTCCCACATAAATATTGGCGAGAAGATGAACTATCTAAGGAATTGGACTTGCTATATTTAGAATTACAAAAGGGAAAAGAAATCAATATTGCAGAATACATTAAGGAGAAGAAATGACGCAAGAAATTATGGGAACTGCTGAGATTGGTGCTTGGCTAGGAGTTACTCGACAAGAAGTGGCACAATGGAAGTTTCAAGGGAAACTACCAAATCCTGATTACCAATTAAAAGCAACACCTGTTTGGAAACAAGATACATTACTTGAGTGGAGAGAAGCTAACACTTGGGTAGAGAATAGAGTTAATAGCTCAAAGGAGTTAGTCAATGGATAATAAAGACAAACTTATATCAAGACAAGTAGCTTTAAAAGGTGCAGTTGAATTAGCAAAAGATACTGACACTATAGATGAAGTTTTAGCAACTGCTGAGATAATACAGAATTGGATTCTTAGTCCGTTTTCTAAACAAGCTAAGAGTCCTGTTGTTAATACACCAATGACGGAGAAGAAACCAAGCCCACAAATTCATAATGAATCACAAAGCCCTGTGGGTCAAGGCAACTATGTTTGTCCTTGTCCTTCAAAGTCAAAGGTGTATGACAACAGATTAGATAAAAAAGGAGAGAATAGTCCTAACTTTAAATGTGGTGCAGGACAACAATGTCAAGGTGGTAGCACAGGCAAGAACGGACAGACTTACGCTTGGGCAAGTTGGTCTGACGAGCCACCTGCTGAGATTATGCCCAACTTTGTACCTGCTGATTTGGTACAACCTAAATCATTAGACGAGATTACCGAAAACGAAGCTCCCTTCTAATTGGTATAGTACGGTGCTGAGTGAGTATCTGACGCAAGGTACTCACTTAAGCATAGTTAGGACATTATGAAAATAGAAGCTGATAATTACTTTGCAATAATACCTGAATGGATATTAGACGCAGACATTAGCCCAAGAGCAAAGAATCTTTATTGTATCTTATGGACTTATGCTGATAGAAAAGACGGCTCTTGCTATCCAAGTGTTACAACTTTGGCAAAGAGAGTAGGTGTAAGTCGAGCTAATACACACAAGTTAATAAATGAACTGCTTGATATTGGTGCAATAGAAAAGAAGAATAGATATAAAGATAATGCCAAGCAGACAAATCTATATTTCTTAAAAACAAGTAACCCATATCTTAAATCTGATACCACTACATCTAGTAGTACTGCTGACGATACTAGGGGTAGTATTGCAGACGATACAAGGGTAGTATCGGAGACAGTACATAGAACTATAACCAATGAACTAAAACCAATAGATGTGGACAAGCCACAACCAAAGAAGATTGATGAACAAGTCCTACGACAAAGAAAAGAATTATACAAAGTCTTTTGTGATGAGCTTGGATATACACCTAGAACTCAAGGAGAGAAGTCAGGTTGGTTTAAAGTTTGCAAGGAACTAACTGAAGCAGGAGTAACATCTGATATGCTTAAAGGCTCAATACAAGCCTATAAGAAGCATTGGAATAAGATTGATGTAACACCTTACGCAATCAATAAATGGTTTGGTAAGTTAGAAGCTCTAGGTCAGGACGAAGTACGCAAACAAAAAATGCTAGAGAATCCTGCTCTTATCTGCGAAGAACAAGGTTGTAACTTCATAGACTACGACTACTTTATGTACTGTGTTAGGTGCAAAAAAGAGCAAAAAAAGTAATCGAACATCTGTTCTAATATAAAATCTAAAACCAAAGTTTAAGGGTATTTTTGACTCTAAAATTACACTTTTTTTACAAAAAAAATAAAAAAATTTATAAAAGCCTATAAACATTGGGGTTTTTAGGTGCAGAATTACTAACTAAATTTGTATATAATCGTAGATTATAGTTAAATATAAGTATGAATGAAACAAACAAAGGAAACAAAATGAACGACAAAAAATACACATTAGACCAAATTGCAATCTGCAACCATACACAAGACCACATTTTTCCTGTAAAAGAAGCAAGAAAATTACAAGGTTTAGTTTTCTGTTCAACAGAATGTAAAGACGGTTACAAAAGAGATTACGGTATTTAATATGAATGAAACAAAAAATAGAAACGGAGAAACAATGAACGCACTAGAAATACTTATTAGCAAATCTAAAGCACTAGCTAACAATATCAAGACTATTGAGAATGCAGGTTACACAATTAAATATGCAGGAGATTTTAAAATGTTTGATGATGTTGATAGTGGTGTAACAATAATAGATACAGACGACACAGAACTAATGACTTGGACACCAAAAGGTTATGAAGCAACTTTTATCTTTGCAGACAATGAAGGTAGAGAAGTAAGAATTGATACATCATTAGTTTCAAAAACTTTGTTAAGCAAACTAAAAGCTGATGAAGTTGGCGTTTTTCAAATGGCTAATATTGTATCTCAAACTGAAAAAATGAATCTTGACTTCTTAAAAGTTAAAACATACCGTGTTGAATATTCTAAAGATATGGAAGGTTGGGAAAAAAGTTCTTTTACAGGTTTAGACAAGCAAATAGAAGAACTTAGCCACTTCTAAATTTAACAAATCTTGCAGGTCGGTTTCTTTTGAGACCGACTTTGCTATTATGGGTGGATAATGCCAAAGCAAACTTTAGCTCATAATGAACAATTAGTAGAAGCACTTTGTGATTCTATTGCAACAGGAATGTATGTTAATCTTGCGTGTCAATCAGTAGGAATTAGCACTTCAGCTTTATCTGAATGGAAGAAAAAAGGACAACAAGGCATACACCCTTACGATAAAGTTTGGCAAAGAATACAAATTGCAGAAGCCAAAGCTATTGAACGAAGAATTAAAAGAATTGAGAACGCAGGAGAGAATGGCTCTTGGCAGGCAGACGCTTGGTACTTAGAGAGAAGATACCCACATCTGTTTGGTAAGAGAGATACAGTTGCCATTGAGAATCAAGATAATCCAAAAGTAAGATTGCGTTGGGCAGACGGCAACTTACTCGAAGGGCAACAAGAATATTTAGAAGGAGAAGTGGTTGAAAATGAAGAATGAAGATTTTAAATTACCTGATGATTTGTTTGTTGATAATCCTACTTTTGTAGATACATCACAAGAATTTAATGACGATTGTGGAGACGCTTGTAAATTATGAATGAACAAGAACTAAATGATAAGTTTGCAGATATAATCCAACATCTTGATATGAGAGATGTCGAAGAACAAATATTAGAAGAAGAAATAGTAATCGACTTTGAAGATGTACCAACAATAGTTTTTATGCCTGTATTTACAGATTATGGAATGTTTTACAGTTCTATGCCAATATCAACAAAAGCGATTGAGTCATTTTTAATTTGGTTTAACTCACAGGAGTAAAATGCAATCATCACTAGACGCAAATGTAAGCTCAGGCTTAGACATTGAGTTACCACCTTTACACAAAGCACAAAAAGAAGTAGTTAATAATATGAAAAGGTTTACTGTTCTTAGTGCAGGAAGGCGTTGGGGTAAGACCAAACTAGGTGTTTGGCTTTGCCTTAAATACGCTTGGGAAGGTAAAAGAGCTTGGTGGATTGCACCTTCTTACTCTATGACTAACGAAGCGTGGGCAGATTTAAGAAGCATTGGCATTGAATACGGAGTAAAAGTAAAAGAAGCTGAGAGAACTATTATTACAACAACAGGTGGCTCAGTTCAAGTTAGGTCAGCAGATGACCCTATGAAGTTAAGGGGTGCAGGTTTAGACTTTGTTGTTTTAGACGAGTGTGCCTTTATGAAACCACAGACTTGGGCAGAAGTAATTAGACCTGCATTAACAGAGAAAAAAGGTAGTGCATTATTTATCAGCACACCAAAAGGATATAACTTTTTTGAAAAACTCTACTCAGAAGCTAACTTATTAGAAGATTGGGTCAGATTTACTTACCCAACACACACAAATCCAATCATTGACCATAAAGAATTAGAATCAGCAAAGCAAGAGATAGGTAGTTTCTTGTTTGCTCAAGAATACGAAGCTCAGTTTATCGAAGCCACAGGTGGCTTATTTAAAGCAGATTGGTTTGAGCATTACTCCATAGAAGAACGAATATCTATAGATAAGGAGACAAAAGATGAATATTTGGAAGTTTATTATAAATATAAAGACAAAGAGTGTAAGTTGGAAGATTGCCGTAGATACGCAACTGTCGATTTGGCAACATCAACTAAGGAGAGTGCTGACTTCACGGTTATCACATCAGTGGCAATCACACCTGAAGGCAAGATTCTCGTATTGGACATTGACAGACGAAGATTGGAAGCACCTGATTTATTGCCATTACTACAAAGAAAAGTGGAACAGTATGACCTTGCTTATGTCGGAATTGAGAGAGCAGGTTATCAGTTGGCGTTTATTCAAATGGCTAAGAGAGAAGGATTAATAGTTAAATCATTAAAAGCAGATAGAGATAAAGTATCAAGAGCTTATCCACTTATAGCAAGAATGGAAGCAGGAGATATCTTCTTCCCTAAGAACTCAGCTTGGTTTGGAGATGTACAAACAGAACTGCTTAGATTCCCTGAAGCAGAACACGATGACATTGTTGATAGTCTCGCATATAGCGTGATAGAATCAAAAGTACGCAAAAGTATAAAAGTTTTCTAATATAATGTAAGATTAGAGCAGAGTGGAGTAGTGCCGATAAGGGTTGCGTCCATTACTTCACAAAGCTCTACAAGGAGAATAATGGCAGAGAGAAGAAGTTTCAGAGAAGTAGTCTTTGGTAACTCAGAACAAAAACGAAGTACAGGTTATAACTTTTTTAGACAAGGTGTTGATAGTAACAACACAAACTTCATACAAGGTTATCAATCATCAGCAGGGCAATTTAATGTTCAAGGCTTAGGTAATGGTGCGTCAAACTCAGCAGTAGTATCTTGTTTACAAGTGCTAGGAACATCTTTTGCTGAAGCAGAATTAAAAGTTTATCAGCTGAATGAAGTAGGAGAATATGATGTTGTACCTAATCATCAACTCTCAATGCTATTTAAAAGACCTAATCCTTATATGTCAGGAGATGTCGTACAAAACTATTTAGTACAATCAATGCACATATCAGGAGACGCTTATTTGCTTAAACAAAAGAATGAAGCAGGACAATTAGTTGCTTTATACCCTTTAATGCCTGAGAATGTAACTCCAAAAGGTAGTGATGAGACTTTAATTGAATACTATGAGTATCAGGTTAAGAATCAAAAGATTAACTTAAGTAGAGATATGGTTGCTCACTTTAGGCTTGGTCTTGACCCTGAAAACCATAGACAAGGTTTTTCGCCTGTTAAAACATTACTAAGAGAGATTTATGGAGATGAGAGTGCAGGACAAATGGCTACATCAATCTTAGCCAATATGGGTGTGCCTAGCTTTATGATTACACCTAAAGATGAATATGGTTTAACAGAAGAAGAAGGGGAATCAATCTCTAAAGCATTCCAAAGAAGAACAGGTGGACAGAATCGTGGTAAGCCTTTAGTACTATCAGGTGGCGTTAATGTTGAGAGACTTGCCTTTAGTCCTAAAGACTTAGAGATAGGAGACTTAAGAGAATCCTTTGAAGCTAGAGTATCTGCCGTAATTGGTGTACCTTCTATTCTTGCAGGTATGGAAGTTGGACTTAAGTACGCTACTTACTCTAATGCTAAAACTTTGCGAGAGTTCTTTACAGAACAAAAGCTCATTCCTTTATGGGATATGGTCGCACAAGAGATAACACATCAGATACTAAAAGTAGATTACCCTGATTCAAATAACTTAGAAGCAAGATATGATTATACAGATGTAAGAGCCTTGCAAACAGATACTAATGAGATTTACGAGAGAATGAACTTAGCAGTACAAGGTGGTTGGGTAACAGTAGCAGAAGCAAGACAAAGCGTTGGTTTACCTACTACAACAGAACAAGATGTCTATTTACTTCCTGCTGAGAAGGTATCTGTACCTGCCAATATGCTTAGAGACTATCAACCTGCAACAATACAACAGGAAGAACAATCAGATGAAGTACCTGAAGCTATCTCAGAAGCAGGGTTTGATGAAGCTGAGTTTAAAGTTGTGCAAGAGATAGACGGAGAGTACTGCGTAATAACAGAGACAGGCAGGAATATGGGTTGCTATCCAAGTAAAGAACTTGCTGATATAAGACTTAGACAGATAGAGAGATATAAAGATACAACTAAAGATGTTATTGCTACTGACCAATTTACAACGCAAGAAGAAGCTGAAGCAAGAGCTAAAGAGTTAGGTTGTGAAGGAAGTCATAGTATGGATATGAATGGTAATACAATATATATGCCTTGTGCAACACACGAAGTGTATGAAGGTCTAATGGACAACAATGAATCCTATGACTCAGAAGGATAAAAACCTCGCAATAAATTCTTCCCCTACTGCTAATACGGTAGATAGTCATATAGAGAGTAATAAGGATAGTAATAGTTCTAGTAGTGTTTCGGATATAAGACAGTTTGTCTTTAATACGGAGATAGATTTAGATACTCTTGGTGTTGGTCAGAATATGGACACAGGCGTAAGTGGAAACTATAAAAAAGGAAAATACGATGACTTGGATTTCTCGATACCAAAAGGAGTTAAGGCACAAGCCGAGCAAGGACTACGACTTCGTTCTGAGTTTGGTCGAGGTGGTACAAGTGTTGGAATGGGTACTGCAAGGTATCTCGTTGCCAATACAAAAGCCTCGCCTGAGAAGGTACGACACATAGCTAAGTACTTCCCTAGACACGAAGTAGATTTACAGACACAAGACTCAAGAGACTTCCTCGCAGGAAGAACTGATAGAGCTACTAATGGAGTTATTGCTTGGAAGCTATGGGGTGGCAACGCAGGACAAAGGTGGAGTAGTAAGTTAGTTAGAGCTATGGATAAGAGAGACGAAGTAGAGAAGTCAGCTTCAGAACTAGTGCGTAGGCATAAGCTAAGAGAACAAGCAGACACAGAGTACAGAACAAGTCGTCTTACATCTACGGAAGTAAAGCAAGGAGTGTATCGGAACTATGACGCTATGCTACGGAATTGGGAACTGTGGTACACCGACTACTATGTCGGTCTGCTTCGTAGTCAGCTTCAGAAAATCACGAGAAGTATGGTGCGTGGGAAAGACAACCCTGCGTACAAAAATTTTGTTTTGAATGGAGAATCTCCGATTTTAAATAAGATAATAGATGACACTACGAATGAATGGAAACTTGACTTGTATGATATCTACTTATCAGAAGTCTATGACTTTAACTTGTTTCAATTTGGTATTCTCTTACCTGAATCTCTTAAAGGATATTCTGAGTTGGAAGATACGGATTTATATACTTATAAGAACAGAAGGAAAACTCGTAATCAAGTAATCAATGAAGGATTCTATCCGATACGATTGCAGGGTGGAGATGTGATTCCAAGTAGTACTTCTCCTGTACCTAGAACTAGATACAATAGAAAAGCCGTAGCGTTTGTGAATGACAGGTTAGATTCTGTTATGCCTGACTTAGCTAAAACTACTAAAGCTAATTTGAACAGAACAATTAGGAAAAGTATTGACGAAGCAGTTGAGCTTGGACTTAGTGGGGATTTAATGTATGACTACATTACAGGACAAGTAGAGAATGTCTTACCGAAGAAGTTACTAAGTAGAGCTTCTACTATTGCTAGAACTGAAGGTGGGGCTTTGGCTCAGTACGGTCAGTATGACGCAGTTGAGAGTTCAGGTCTCATTACTGTCAAGGAATGGCAAACACAATTTAACAATTCAAGAGATACGCACATTACTGCTGACGGACAAGTCGTAGGGCAGAACGATAACTTTAGAGTTGGTGGCGAGTTTGCACAATATCCTAAAGCACCAAATCTATCTGCCAAAGAAACTGTGAACTGTAGATGTAATGTAATCTACCGTGAGCCAAGACCTGACGAAATCATTACTCCTTCTATTTGACGGTAAGCAAAAAAATTTTTTAAACGACAAACGAAAACCCACCGAATGAACGGTGGGCTTCCGAGTTCCGATTAAGTGTGAACTAATCTTCTTTATATTCGATAGCAAATTCTTTATCAAGCTCTTTGATGAATTTAGACATTTGACCAACTTGTAAAAAAGTATCTTGGGCATTCATACCAAATACTTCTTTTGTAATTGAGACAATATGACTAGCAATTCTGTCTTGCATTACTCTCTCTCCCTTCATTCTTCTTCTGCCTTTGCATAGACTTTAGAATCAAATGAATCAAATACTACTTTTTCTCTGATTGTTCCCTTCCAAGTATCTTTATCAATCTCGTGTAATGTCCAACGCTTTGTTTCAATACTTGTAAGTTCCCAATCATTGATAATGCTGAACAGTTGTAAAGTTGATAACTTTAATTGTGTTCCGTCAGCAAAGTCAATTTGATAACCACTACCAACTTCTCCTGTGGATAGTTGTTCGTGATTTATCTGCTTCCACCAAATTGTATCTAGTTTATCTCCTAGAATAAAATGGTCATTATCTTTATTGTTATAGAGCAACTGATTTTTAATCAAATCATCTCTATCGATTTCTATATATTCACTCATTCTTCTTCTCCCTTCAAAGAATCTTTTTGCCTGACAATATAAGAGAAATCTTTTTTCTCTTGGTCTGACAATTTTTTGTTATAGATACGAGCTTCTCTGATTCTCCAAGCCCAAAACACTTCTAGTGGATTGTGATAGCCTGAGCAATCGAGAGTTATAGTATCTTCCAAAACTAGCTCAGCGTCTTGGAAGTTTTGTAAGTCTGTATAATCTTGTTTAAAAGATTTCAAGACTTGATAAGTAAATTTAATCATTTACTCTCCCTTCATTTCTGCAATAGTATCTTTAGTAAATTTGTGGGTGTATCTCATTTTTTCTTCCCACATAAATCTTGGGTAATAAATATATTCTTCTTTAAAATCATTTGACCTTTTACCAACAAATTCAGTTTTGATTCCAAGTCTCTCGTTTAAATGAACATAGCAATATCTTTTCTTTTTATAAAGTTGTTTATATGCTCTGTTGCATTTAATACATTTGGCTAAAGGCTTACGCTCTTTTTTCATTTCAACTCCAATTTTATTTTTCATTCATTCTGAATTATAATCGAAGATGTTTTATTTGTCAAATCGAAGATTTTAGTACAACAGAATATTTTTATAATTTAGGATTTAATATTGTCTATTGTCTGCTAATCTCAGATTGTGAATAAATTTAAAAAGGAGAAATAGATTATGGAAAAATATTTTATTTTAAAAGTAGATTATCCAAATGTAAGAATGGTGTATGACTCATTAACAAACGATTCAAAAATATTAGATGTGAAGTCTATGACTAGCGACCAATATGAAGAACTGTTAGAGCCATACGAAAAAATTAATTAGGATTCATAATTAAAGATTGACAAAAGATTAATCGTAAATTACAATCCAACTAAGTTGATTAAAAAGGAGTAAAAGAATGAAACTTAATGGAATGACAGATAACAGATATAAAGTTACTGAGCAAGATATTTTAGATATGCGAGAGTTTAGGTCTCTTGGTTTCACACTTCAACAGATAGCAGACAGTTATAATATATCATCTGCAACAGTAACTTATTGGACTAATGATAAATCTAGGGCAAAGCAAAAAATTAAAAATGCTAAAAGAAGTAGAACTAAAGAAGAAAATAAGATACGAAATAAAATAAATTCTGAAAAAAGAAGATTAAATAATATAGAAACACCAAGAACAAAAATTAGACATACTTTAGAAAGCAGATTAAATGATAAAAGAAACCCTAATCCAAAAACTATACACGGTATAAAAATAAAAGATGTTATAGAAATGAAAGAAAAAGAATTACTTTACAGGGGTAATTCTAAAGTGAGTTTGTAATGACAATCTTTGAAAACTTAGAACAGATTTACAATCACTTAGAAACCAAAGAACAAATTGAGTTAGCTGAGAGATTGTTACTAAAAAGAAAATTAGAAATAGGATTAATTGAGAGGGAGAAATGATAATTGATTGCAACTGCCCACAAGAAAAACATTGTGCAGGACACATAACAATACAGAATGCAAAGCTCTTGTTTAGTAATTATAAATATATGAACAGAAATGTACTTGATGATATTGTTACAGTTCCAACCAATAGATGTTTTATGTGTGGAGAAGAAGGCACAGTAGATGTCATTAGAAAAGATTGGCACGAGTATATGTGGGATATGCCAAGAAAAACTGTGCAGGAATACTTCCCTTACCTTGACGCTTCAATGAGAGAACAAATAATCTCAGGCTCACACCCTAAATGTTTTGATACTTTAGTAGAAGAAGAATAATGCTAAGATAAAAGAGTTCGATAATTCAATTCCCTGTATCATTGAACACGCAGATAAGAAGCTGACCCTTTGTTTCATTCATTCAGCAATCAACTCCGAAGGGTCAGCTATCTGCTATTTTTGGTCTTTTTCACTATTAATACTTGCATTACTTTTTATTTCTGTTAATCTTTGATTATGAATGAAATAAACAAGGAGAATAAAATGGATAATAAAATAGATAATGAATTAGTTGTTTTATCTTTGAAGTACATTCAAAGAAAAATTGATAATTCTTTATGGAAAGAAATAAACCCTGCTCAGCAAACTAACTATGAAAAATGGGAAATATCAGAAGATATAAAAACATTGATTACAAAGTTGGAAGGGTAATAAATATGATATACAAAAATAGTGAATTAAAACAAATAGTTAGGTTTTTAGAAGCTAACAAAAAAGATTGGTTGTCAGATGAACAACAAGAAGGAGAGCCTTTTAAAGTAGAATCTTATAGTCATCTTTTATCATTAGCTGATAAATATTTTTTTATAGAAAACAAGTAGTAAATTAACAAAAGCAATTAAGCCACCTACATTGGTGGCTTTTTTGTTATAGTAATACCTATGGCAAGTTTATCTAGCATAAGAGAAGGATTAAAAACTCGATTAGCAACAATCTCAGGATTAAGTATATATTCTTTTGTACCTGATTCTATTGAGCCACCTACGGCAGTTGTTGGTGTAATGAGTTCACTTGAATATGATTCTACAATGGCTCGTGGCTCAGATACTTACAACATTCCAATCTATATGTATGTTTCAAGAGTGGACGCAGAACTCTCGCAGGATTCTTTAGATTCTTATTTAGACGGAAGTGGAAGTACAAGTGTAAAATCAGCTATTGAAGGAGATACAACTTTAGGTGGAGTGGTAAGTTCTGCTAGAGTTGTTGAAGCGTCTAATTATGGTGTTTATACTGTAAATAGTATTGATTACTTAGGCGTAGAATTTAGCGTGGAGATAATTACATAATGTATGAAGTGATAAATGGAATAACTGTTAAAGATAAATACTTTGCTCAAGGCGAATTTATTGACGGCAAATCTATTCCACAGAAAAGTATTAAATGGTTAGTTGAACAAGGTACGCTTGTTAAAATTACTAAAGCCGAAAAAGAAAAAAAATTACAAGAAGCTACTAAAGTAAGGGCAAGGAATGACAAAGGTCATTATATTGCAGACGACCCTAACACAGAAGAAAACGAAGCTTGGGTAGAAAAGGAAGAAGAATAATGGACAAAGAGTTTAAATCAATAGACTTTGCATTAGATAATGAAACTGAAGGCAAAGTAGAAGCAGTTTTCTCTGTATTTAATAATGTAGATTCTGACGGAGATGTAGTTTTACCAAACTCACTAAAATCATTTAAAGGTTTAGAAGGCGAAGTACCAATGGTATGGTCTCACAAATGGGAGAATCCTATTGGTAAAGGACGCATAGTACAAGATGATGACAAGGCAACATTCAAAGGCGAGTTTATTATGTCGTCTGAGAGTGGCAAAGAAGCCTATGAAATTGTCAAAGCTATGGGAGATTTACAACAATGGTCATTTGGTTTTCAAGTTGATGACGCAGAACAAGGTCAATTTCAAAAAGACGGACAATCAGAAGAAGTCAGGTATATAAAATCTGCTACTGTATTTGAAGTCTCTCCTGTCCTTGTTGGTGCAAACCAGTCAACTTATACTGTTGCAGTAAAAGAACAAAAAGAAAAAGATGTTAAAGATGTTGAATCAGGTCTTAGATTCACAGATGAAGCTGATAATGTGCTTATCACAATTAACAGTTTCATTGATAGAGCAAAAGAACTTACTTCTTTACGCTTAGATAAAGGCAAAACATTGTCAAAGTCTGCTCAAGAATCCCTTATGCAGATTCAAGACCGAATCCAAGAAGTCTATAACGATTTAGACAACATTCTTGGACTAGGAAAAGAAGAAGCAGAGCAACCTAAAGATAATATTGACTCACTTTGGCTAAACACACAAGAAGTCTTGGCAAGAAGTCAAGGCATAATTAATGAAGGAGATAAAGTTGAGTAAATTAACAGAACTCACACAGGAACTCCACGCATTAAGAGAAAAGCAATTCGGTGCAATCAAAGAAATGAAGGACACTTTTGAAGAAGGGTCTGAAATCTCTGTTGAGAAAAAACAAGCTATCGAAGATAGAAATGCCGATATTGAAAAACTTAATGAAAAAGTTAATGAATTAAATGCTCTAGAAACTCAAGAAGCAAGACTTGAAGAAGCATTAGAAAAAGGTAAAGAAGTAAAATCAATGCCTATTCACAACGAGAAGGAAGCCGTAGAGAGAAAAACTCTTGGAGACCAACTCATTGACTCTAATGCTTACAAAAGTTTTATGGATAATGGGCAAAAGAACATTAATTCAGAACTCAAGTGGAATCCAAAAGTAGAATTAAAAACTACTTTGACAGAATCAGGTTATCCACCTGCCGTAACTAGAAGCGATTTAATCGTACCTACTGCTTTGAGAAACCCTCAAACAGTAATCGATTTGATTGATACTATTACAACAGACACTTATCAATATAAGTATCTAGAAGAATCCACCTTCACAAACAACTCAAGTGCTACTGCTGAAGGGTCAGCTCTAGGCGAGAACGCACTTGCATTTACAGAAAAGACAGAGAACATTCGTAAGATTGGCTCATTCTTACCTGTAACTGATGAGTTGTTAGCTGATGTCTCAGCAGTAAGTGGTTATCTTGACTCAAGATTACGAACAATGGTTAATCTTGCAGTTGGAGACCAACTACTTGCAGGGTCAGGCTCAGGTGCTAACTTAACAGGTCTCTTGAATGTATCAGGAATCAATACTTTTGATTTCTCATCATTCTCAGGAAACCTAAAGAGAGTTGGACAAGTTTATGAAGCAATCACAGAAATTCAAAAAGATAGCTTCTTAAGTCCTGACGCAATAATTATGCACCCTTCAGATTGGTATCAAGTTGTTACTGAAGTTAATGCAGTTACTACAAGTGGTAGCTTGAATCCATTATTTGTTGGTGCAGGACAGTTCGGTGGTCAAGTTGGACAAACACTATGGGGATTACCTGTAGTATTAGATACAACAAGACCTGCGGGAACTTGTATTGTTGGAGTATTCGGTGGTGGACAAGCGTGTCATATTGTCGCAAGACAAGGTATGGAAGTCGCTATGTCTGATTCCCACGATGAAAACTTCGTAAAAGATATTATGGTTATGAAAGCAACCGTTAGATTAGGATTCCCTGTCTATCGACCAACTGCTTTCTGTACTATTACTAACTTTTAATAGTTAATAATGGCTTTGATGTCCCATTCGTCTTATGAGAGTGGGACATCTAGCAAAAAGGAAATTATGAAAATAAAAAAAGATATTTATATGAATGACGAAGGACTTTGTAAAGAGTCTGCTGAAGGTATGCCAAAAGGTTGGCGTAAAGGAAAACTTGTTGCAAGAGCAGGTTGGGAAATGCCTGACGCAGAATACAAAGCTCTTAA